AAATTGATAATAAATTTAACAAGACAGTGAAATTTGTAAAAGAACAACCATTTAAAGCCGAAATACTATTTAAGTCGGTGGTAAGTTCAACAAGGCAAATAGCACAGGACTTAGGAATAAACCAAAGGAAATTGATCTACGATAACAATAAATTCAAATCAGAAATAAAAAACAAAATAAAATGAACGAAATACTATTAAAACAAAAGGATTTTATCTATGCAGTGGCTCATGACTTAATCCGGCCTGACAGCTCAAATGACAATGTTAAAGAAATATTAGCAGCTTATAACACTATTGATGCAACTACCGATGTACTTGTTGAATGTTCAACTTGTATTAATATCTACAAAGATGCTTTTAGTTTGATATTAGCTTACATTAATAAACCGAATGAGGATAAACCTAAAAGTAAAAAATAATGCCATTCAAAGCAAAATATACATTTGATTATGAAATCGAGCCAACTCCAAAGGAACGCTTAAGAGTTGGTAAGGAATGCGAAAAGAACTTAAAACTAAATGTTAAAAAGTATAAACCTTTGGAACGTCAAATACTTTATACTAAAAACATTTTAATGATAACTATTACCTATGAAGGAACACATATTAACGAAGCCATTGCTTCACCAACCGTTTAGGATTAATTATTTTTATTCGGCAATATTAAAAAGGACTTTTATTTATATAATGAATTAAGATGATAGGAAAAATATTAATAATATTCTTTATGTTAATGGGAATGATTAAAGTTTGGGAAGTTATTTACGAAGAGATAAATAAATATAGAAATAGTAAAAAATAAAATAATGCAAGACGAATACGAATCATATAATTTTTGGAATAATGGCAAAGCATAAATATATTGAAACGCCCGAATTAATGGCACAATTATTTGAGGACTATAAAACAGAGTGCAAAACAAACCCACGTAAAAAACACGTATTTGTTGGTAAAGACGGTACAAGTGATTATGAGTTATTAGAGCGACCTTTAACTATTGAGGGTTTTAGAGTTTATTGTTATGATAAAATAGGATGTGTTAAGCAATATTTTGATAATCCTGATAAAAGATATAACGATTATATTACTATCTGTTCGCACATAAGGGAAGTTATAAGACGTGACCAAATAGAAGGCGGTATGGTAGGGCAATACAATCCAAGTATCACACAACGTTTAAATGGGCTTAAGGAACAAACTGAAAGTACAATAAAAACAGAACAGCCGTTATTTGGTGGCGAAGATAAAGAGATGGAATAATGTTTGTTTATACTACTGCAATAAAGAAAATAAGGAAACTTACTAAATTTTGTAGTGGAGTTCAAGGAGGTACATCGGCTGGAAAAACTTATGCTGTTTTACCTATTCTAATTGATTATGCTGCACGCAATCCAAGTAGTGAGATATCTATTGTTGCGGAATCGTTCCCGCATTTAAGACGTGGTTGTATCAAAGATTTTAAAAAGATTATGATTGATACAGGGAGGTGGGTTGATGAGCATTGGAGGTCAACTGATAGCACCTATACATTTGCAAATAGAAGTAGTATTGAGTTTTTTAGTGCTGATAATGATAGTAAGTTAAGAGGTGCAAGGCGTGATATTCTTTATATGAATGAAGCTAATAACATGACGTTTCATGCTTATACCGAGTTAGCATCGAGGACAAAACAAAAGGTTTATTTAGATTGGAATCCCGTTGCTCCATTTTGGTTTCATGAAGAGTTGGCAAACGATAGTGATGTCGATATGCTTATTATTGATTATAGAGATAATGAAGCGTGTCCCGAATCGGCACGTAACTTTATATTAAAAGCAAAAGATAAAGCGGCTACGAGTTCATTTTGGGCAAATTGGTACAACGTTTATGGTTTGGGTTTAATCGGTTCGTTACAAGGTGCAGTATTTGAGAATTGGAAACAATGTGACGAAATACCAAAGGATGCTGAATTTATTTCGTATGGAATGGACTGGGGTTTTACAAATGACCCAACTACTTTAACGGCTTGTTATCGTTACAACGGTGCTTTATATTTCAAAGAGTTAATTTATGAAACAGGATTAACAAATAGTGATATTATTAAAAAGTTAGAAAGTTTAGGAATACAAAGGCATCAAATGATTGTTGCTGATAGTGCCGAGCCTAAATCAATAGAAGATATTAGAAGGGCTGGTTATAGGATTGAGGGTGCAAAGAAAGGACCTGACAGTATTAGAAATTCAATTGATACTTTACTTGCTTATGATTTGTACATCACTAAAGATAGTTTAAATGCTATTAAGGAAGCTCGTAATTATAAATGGGCTACTGATAAGGAGGGAAATAAACTAAATGTACCTATCGATTCGTTTAATCACTTTTGGGATTCGTGCCGGTATATTGCTTTAAACCGACTTAAGAAATCAACATTCTTTATTCAATAAAATGTAAAAAACAAATAAAATGTTATATTAATACAATGAAAATACCAAAGAGATACGAAGATTTAACAGTTATTCAATTCCAACAATTAGAGGACTTGAAAACAAATACTTCATTAGACAACTTAGATAAAGCGGTTTTAAGGCTATCAATACTAAGTGGTAAATCAGTTAAAGAGATTGAAGATTTAAGCCCTACAAAGGTATATGATGTATTAATGGATGCTATCTATTTAACTATTCCTATTACTCAAATTGTAACACCTGAAAATATAACATTAGGTGGCATTAAGTTTAGATACATTAAAGAAATTCATGAGTATAATATTGCACAGGAAAAGGATTGGAAAGAGATAATTAAAAATAACGATAATAATTACTTTAAATGTTTACCTGAACTTATGGCAATTTGCCACCAAGAGTATGAAGATGGTAAATGGTTATATAACTCAGACAACCACCAAAGAAACGTAGAGATATTTAAACAATCTAAACTTAGCGAATCACTTGGGGCTGTTTTTTTTTATTCCAATTGTTTGAAAAATTACACCGAAATTATAGCAGCTTGTTTGTCGGAAGCAACCAAAACGATACAGGAAGCCAATCAGATGATGTCGGAAGATTTAGAGTTTCAGACTTTTTTGAAAGGTGGGGATGGGAATACAATGTAGGTTTAGTTGTTAAAGATACTAACCTAAACGAAGATAATATATTTGAATGGTCGGTTATTAGATTTTATAACAAGTTAGCATATTTAAAGGACAAAGGTAAATTTGAAATAGCATTGAATGGCAATAGATAATGGCATAAAGGATTTATTAAATGAGTTTGGTTTAAACTTAGTTAACGATTTACGGAAGTCATTAAAGAGTAAACAAAGGGATAAAGCATTAATAAGCAATTTAGATAGAAGTATAAAACCCGAAACTAAATTTGCAGATGGAAACTTATACTTTACGTTAACAATGAATGACTATTGGGATGCCGTTAATAGTGGTAGAGAACCAACAAGCGGTAGTGGGGACGGAGCTTTAAAAAGAAATTTAATAAGGTGGGTTAAAACACGAAAATTAAAAGTAGTAATAGCAAAAAGAAGAGAATCAAAGGCGAAAAGTTTAAAAGATAAAAAAGAAAAAAAAGCGTATAAACAGGAAACATTTGACCAAGCAGTTGAAAGAGTAGCTTATGTAATTGCTAGAAAAATACATAAAGAAGGTTATGATGGCAATCACTTTTTTGACGAAATTATAAAAGACGGTCGTATAGAGCAACTAAAAGAGGACATAGCAAAATTAATGAAAACAGAAATAACAATAGATATTCAACAAGCAGTAAAGTAATGGCAGTAACACTATACCAACAACCGCAAGTATTAACACCGGCTTATAATAGTCAAGTGTTTACCGCCCTATCTAATCAAATTGCAATAGTCGATTTTAAATATATTGTTAAGGTTACTATTAATGGAATTGATTATCGTAAAGAATATTTACAGCGGCCGGATGGGTGGTTAGTTGTTGACGTTAAAGAATGGGTGCAAAACTTTATTGAACATTATTTTAATCCTGCATTAAGTTTAGCAAGTCCTATTGAGATAGCTACTAACAAGTCAATTAAAGTCGATGTTACATTTGAAGAATATTATTCAGCTGCCCCACATGCTGGCAGTACTTATACTTACTATGCCTTTGATGCTTGTTTAACTGACGAAGATTTTAGAGTTTACAATTACGAAGATTATATATTTAATCAATCGGCTGGCAAATTATTTTTATCAAAAACAAATACAACTATCACACCCGATAATCGTTTTGTATTAGGACAGGATTTATACTTACACTTTATAAATAATGGTGACGTATTAATTAATAATATAACTATTGAATTACGAAGGGGTGCATCTGCTATTGACAATGTTAATATAGCAGCGTTACCAACGTCAACTGCTTATAATATCTTTGCCATGAGAATAAACAGTGCAATGTTTACAACTGCAACGGCTCAAATAGGTGACGTAGTTAGGATATCATTTAACAGTTCAGCTGGCAATATCTTAAGATACTCAATTACTATTAAAGACATTTGCACTAAATACACAGATAATATTTTATACTATTTAGATAGGGATGGCAATGTTTTATTTTTTCACTTTGACAAAATATCTAAAAATACATTTAGTAAAAAAACAAACAATGTTACTTTAAATACTGACCGATTAAATACAACAACGGGAGCGTATGGCTCAAATACATGGGACAGAGAAGACCACACAATTAGTACAGCAATTGAATCAACTGTATTATTAAACACTGATTGGATAACGGAAGAGCAAAGCCAACAATTAAACGATTTATGGTCAAGTCCACAGGTTTGGTTATGGGACGGTATTAAACTAATAGCCGTTAACTCACCTAGTGGCGCTTACGAAGAGTATAAGAGCGCAAATGAATCATTAGTTAACTATACGGTTACTTTGAATTTAGGCACAGTAGAAACAAGACAAAGAGGTATCTAATGGTAAGAACAGAATTATACATAAATGGTGCAAACGGTACAGATGGATATTTAAGTTTTCCTTTTGGGGTTAATATACCTGTTAGCATAAACTTTAATTTAGCGGATGTAAGAAACCCCGAGCAACGTAAAGCATCACGAAGTCAAACTATTAATTTATTAGGCACGAATGAAGTAAATAAGTTATTTGAAAATCTATTTGAGGTAAATGTAGTTACTCAATATTTCAATAAGAATTTAAAAACACCTGTTAGATATTTAGTTGACGGTTTAGAAAACTTTACAGGCGACATGCAATTGATTAAAATCAATATTAAGCCTGACAACTCAATTATTTATGAGTGTTCAATTATTGGTGAGGGAGGTTCTTTGTTTGTTGACATTGGCGAAAAGTTAATAGTTGGTAATACAGATAGTACAGAAGATTTAGATTTTAGCGACTACGACCACAATTATACAATGGCTAATCAAATAGCGTCACGTACAACTTATTTAGGTACTGGCTTAGGTTATGTATATCCGTTTATTGATAGGGGAACAAATGGTGGTAGTGGTACTATTTGGAACGTAAAGGATTTTTTACCTTGCTTTAGTATTTACGAATACGTTAAAAAGATTATTGAAAATACAGGACGTACATTTACAAGTACATTTTTAGAAAGTAGTTTTTTTAAGCATTTATATTGTTATCCTAATTTTTCAACGATAGCGTTAACAGCGGCTCAATTATCAGATAGGCAATTATACGTAGGTACAAATACAGATGAGGTTTTAGTGTCACAACCTTACTATGTTAATAACACTTATCCTAATGAAACCTTAGCGCAGGGGTTTTTTGATAATGGTAATCAAAATTATGGAGGTACGGTTGTTATTGCTAACAATGGTCAATACAATGTAGCAGCATCTAATCATATTAATCTAAAATTTACACATACGAATCCATTAGTTGTTAAGGCATCAATAAGTAATTTTCAAGGATTAATAATTAGAAAATCTGCTGATAGTGGGGTGAGTTGGTTTAACATTGCTGCTCCTGCAACAATACTTTCATTTGTACCTAATAACGGAACAAATTTTTTTAATAAAAATACTGATTATTTTCAAAACTTTGAAACGGCAAGTGGACCATATCCATTATCAGTTGGTGATTATTTAGGAGCTGTATCATACTTTACTCTTAACAATGTTATTTATTATGATGCGTCAAATAATGTAATATCCGGACCAGGAAGCGGCACAGGGACTGTTACATTTACTAAATTAAGCGGTGCTGGTAAGACATCATTTTATATGCTTGCTACGTCTAAGGATGTATCAGAGGGCGACCTAATGTACACTAATAAAGCCTTACCTACTAAAATAAAACAAAAGGAATTTTTAACGTCAATATTCAAAGCATTCAATTTATTTGTAGAGCCGAATCCTGAAGATGAAAACGATTTAATAATAGAGCCGTTTGATGAATTTTATAATACAACGGATATAATTGATTATGAAAATAGGACTGACTTAAATAAAGACCAAACGATTAACCCTAATCTATTAGAAGGCAAACGTTACATTTATTCTTATAAAGAGGACAAAGATTATTATAATGATTTATATAAAAAGACATATAATGAAGTATTTGGTACAGAGCAAATTGATGTCGATAATGATTTTATAAAGTCAGATAAGAAAACTGAGTTAATATTTTCAGCAACTCCATTAGTTGCAAACTATGATTTAGGTATTGCAATGCCGCAAATTTATACATTAGACGGTGTAACTAAAAAGACTATTGCTGCAAACATACGTTTAATTTATTGTGATGTTAAAACAAGCCCTAATCCTTATACATACAAACAAAGCGGATTAACCGACTTAGTAACGAATGAGTATTTGCATGGTGGCATGGAAGACGATGCTTTAAATCCAACTGTATCTTTAATGTTCGGACCTGCAAAGGAATTTTATTATAGTTACATAAATGCTTACTTTACAAGTAATACTTTATACAACGCTTACCATAAACAATATGTAGCTAACCTAATTGATAAAGACGGAAAATTTGTAACTAAATATTTATGGTTAACTCCAAAAGATATTAATCAATTTTCTTTTAGAAACCGATTGTTTATTGATGGTGCTTACTACATAGTTAATAAGATTGAGAATTACACACCATTAGACCAAACGTCTACAAAAGTTGAGTTAATTAAATTGCTTAAGTCAGAGGTATTTGTCCCTGAACAATTCTTAATAAGTGATAGCCCTATTAATGCTGGTAACGGTGTAGCTACTGCACGATTAAATAGTTCTTTAAATGTTGGTACTAATATCCAAAATAGAGGTACTAACTGTTTAGCAGTTGGTGATAATATTATTATTCCCGAATCATGCAATAACTTAATTGTATTTGGTAGTAACATAACAGCCGATGAAAATAGTACAGGCTTAATTTTAGGATATAAAAGTTATGTAGCGTTATTAACTCAAAGTGGAACGGATGCCCCAACTGCTATTGTTTTAAATAATACATTAGGCGATGTTACATTTGCTTATTTTTCAACTGGTGTTTATAAAATAGAATCAATAAGTGATTTATTCACGTTAGATAAAACATTTTTAAATATAGCAAATTCAAACACTATTAACAGAACGGGATTAACAGGCTTAGTTATCAATTCTTATAATGCAGCTGGCACGCTTGCAAATGGTTTATTAAACAATACATCAATAGAAATTAGAGTTTACAATTAATTATGATAGAAAAAATAGAGTACTTAGAATCAATGATGTGTAACAAACCGAGCCAAATTATATTGGACGGTTTAGCTTGCATTCATTTATCAATTAACATAGCAGCCACAGGAAACACAGACCTAATTAACGCTTTACAAAATGGCAGATAATAATATAGCATTAGACATACAAGTTAAAGGAGTTGAACAGTCTATTGAATCAGTAAAAGATTTAAAGAATGCTATTAAGGCTGCAAAGGATGAGCAAATAAAAATGGCTGCTGCTTTTGGTGAAAGTTCAAAAGAGTATTTAGATGCGACTAAAAAAGTTTCAGGATTAAAGGATAAAGTAGACGACTTAAACGATTCTACTAAATCTTTAAAAGGTACAGGGGTTGAACAATTAACTCAAGGCTTTGCTCAAATGAAAGACGGGATAATGAATCTCGATTTTGAGAAAGTAAAAGGGGGAATAGCTGCCATGAAGTCTGGTATGGGTGCTTTTGCAAGTTCAGCAAAAACAGCATTACAAGGTGTTAAAGGTGCTTTAATTGCAACTGGTATTGGCGCTTTGGTTGTTGCATTAGGTCTTATTGTAGCTTATTGGGATGACATTAAAGGTGCTATCACAGGAGTAACTGAAGAGCAAAAAAAATTAAATGCTGCATCAAAGGAAAATTTAGAAGCTGAAAACAATAAACTAAAAGCATTAAATTCAAGTGATAATATATTAAAGTCACAGGGATTAAGTGAAAAACAAATTTTAGAGTTAAAGTCTAAGCAAACCGATGAGATAATAAAGGCAGCGGAAGCTCAATTGCAAATGACTATTCAAACTCAGTTAGCTGAAAAGGCAGCCGCTGAAAGGTCTAAGGGTATATTAAACAGTTTAATAAATTTTATATCATTACCACTAACTGCATTATTAAAGGGTATTGACGGAATTGGTGCAGCATTAGGTCAAAACTTTGGTTTAATGGAAGGTTTCCAAAAAAGCATTACCGATTTACTTTTAGGCAGCGATGCTGAAATGGAGGAAAAAAACAAAAAAGAAATTGCAGACCAAGTTAATACTTTAAGAGAATTAAAAAATAATAAAGCGGGCTATAATAATTCAATAAATAAAATAGATGCCGATGCTGCAAAAACGGCAAGTGAAAATGCAAAAAAAAGAGCTGAGGAGGATAAAAAATTAAAAGACGATTTAATAGCATACAATAGAGCAGCCGACATTGAAAATCAAAAAATAGATAATGCCGATTCATTAGCAAGGGCTAATTTAAAAATTGCAAAAGACCAAGAGGATATAAATGCTAAGATAAATTTATTGACAGTTCAAAGAAATATTGAATTACAAAATGCAGAATTAACATCTACTGATAAAAAATTAATTGAGCAAAAATACCTTAACGATGTAGAGGCTTTAAGGAAAGTTGCAGCGGATAAACAAAAGGCAATAGATGCTAAAGAATTAGAAACTGCAAACACTGAAAAATTAGCAGCGGCTGAATTGGCTGTATTACAAAAAGGTAATGAAGAGGCTGATTTATTAGCACAATTACAAGTTAAAAGAGATATAGCATTACAAGACGCTACATTAACGGCAAGTCAAAAACTACTTATTGAGCAACAATATGCAAATGATGTTGACGCTATAAATAAAGCATCTAATGATAAAAAGAAAGCGGATGAAAGTGCAGCGGTTAATGGTAGTTTACAATTAGCAACTCAATCACTTGCAGCAACTCAACAACTAACTGATTTATTCTTTGACTATAAAAAGAAAGGTTTACAAAAAGGTAGTAAGGAAGAAATTAAGGCAGCTGAAAACCAATTTAAAGTTAACAAGGCTTTACAGATTGCGAATGCTGTTGTTAGTGGTATTCAAGGTGTAATGGCAGCGTATAGTTCAGGTTCTGCTATTCCTATTATTGGTGCTGTTGCTGGTCCTGCATTTGCTATACTTGCTGGTATTTCTGCTGCTGCAAATATTGCTAAAATTGCATCTGCTAAATTTAATCCTGGTACAACTTCAGCACCTTCAAGTATTGGAGATACAGGTGGAGCTGCTCCCGTAATACCCGCACCTCCAACAATTTCAACTCCCGAAAATAACACAAACAAAACTACTTCGTTTGATGAAACAGGAAAAAATCTAAACGCCCCAACAACGGTTACACCAACTATTAAAGTAACGGCTACGGTTGGTGTAGATGAAATTTCAGCTAAAAAGGATAGAGTAGACGTATTAGAAAATCAATCAACTTTTAAATAAATAAAACAAATGGAAAATAAATTACCAATTTACTATGCAACAATTAATACTAATCTAACAGGCTTAGAATTAAAAGAGCAAGGAATACAAAATATTGCATTAGTGGATTCACCTGCTATGCTTACTGAATGGTTAATGTTTAGTGAACAAAAACCTTATGAGTTTAAAATGGCTTTACAGGAAGAGCAAAGAATAATAACAGCGCCAGTTATTGTTGCTGACTTACCGATATACCGTAAAGTAGTTAATAATGGAATAGAAGAGGAGTTTTATGTAGTGTATAAAAAGGAAACTAATATGCAAATACTACAAAAATACATGACTGACGGTAACCAAAAGAAAGTTAAATTAACACATGATACAAGCGACCTATCAAAAGGTGTATTTGTATTTGAAGTATTTATGAGTGATTCAAGTAGAGGTATTAAACAACCCGAAGGTTTTGATTTACCTGACGGAACGATATTTTGTAGCATGAAAATTAATAATGATGCTATTTGGAATGAAGTAAAAAGCGGTAAAGTAAACGGTATTAGTTTAGAAGGTTTCTTTGACTTAGAACAAGAAATTGAATTGACTGAAAACGAAGTAGAAGCTATCATAAAAAATATATTGTAAAAACCTAATTTTTTGTTATATTATATTAGAAACTAAAAAATAAAAATATGTTAAGTAAAGAAACAAAAGATTTAATTAAATCTGCCTTAGTAAAATTAGGAGTTGATTTACCTGCAACCAAAGTAGTTAAATTAGAAGATGTAACGTTAATTGACGGTACTATGCTATCAGTTGACGCAATGGAAGTCGGTGCAGCTGCTACATTCACAGGTGCAGACGGTGTTGCCGTTCCTGCTGAAGGTGAATTTGAATTGGCAGACGGAACAACAGTTATGTGTGTTGCTGGTCTAATTACTGAAATCAAACCTAAAGAAGCGGATGTTCAACCTGAGCCAATAGAGCCAAGCGAAGATATGAAAGCTATTTTAAGCCGTTTAGAAGTATTAGAAAAAGGTTATGCAGCAAAGCAAACTAATTTAGAAACTCAATTGAGCGAAACTAAAAAAGGTTTGTCGGTTGCTTTAAGTGCTATTGATGCAATGGATAAAAATTCAGTTGCTATGAACTTAGAAGCTAATAACAAAAAAACAGAAAAAAACTATAACGAATTAACTCCATTAGAATTATTCAAATTGAGAAAACAAAATAAATTCGTAGGATAAAAATTAAATTATAAACTAAAAAACAAAAAACAAATAAAATGGCAATATCTTATTCAGCATTAGTAGAAATTAGAGGTCAGGCAGTTGACCCTATCATTTCAGAAATAATCTTTGAAAACAAAACAATTAGCGAAGGCTTAGTAGCTTTTGAAACAGGAATTAAAGCGGGTACAATTTTTACTGAAAATGTAAATGCTGTAACTATGCAAGCATGGGCAGTAAACCCATCGGCTTCAGGAACTATCGGAATTAACGATGTGTTAATCACTCCAGTAAAAGTTGAGTATTTAGACGCATTCACTCCAAATGATTTAAGAACTTCACGTTTTAATAGAGATATGAAGCCAGGTGCTTGGAATGATGTATCTGACGAATTTGCTAAAATGATTTTAAACGGTGTAGCTAAATCTATTTCTGCAGACGCTGAAAATAAATTTTGGAACGGTGCAACAAGTGCTACAAAAACAGCGGTTGCTGCTTTAACGGCTGGTACTTTAAACACACAAGCATCTACACAAGAAAAAGCATTAGTTGCTGCAATGCCAACTAACTTATTAGATTCAGTTATTACACGTGCTATCTATAACAACGCTGCCGTAGGTGGTCGTATTAAGGTTGTAGGTACTGCAGCAATCACAGCTTCTACTATCGTAGCTCAATACCAATTATTATACACTTCTATTGTTGCTGAAACTTTAAGCGCATCTGAAGAGAAAGCATTTATCTATGCTCCACGTTCTCACAAACAATTAATAAACATTGCAAACGTTAACTTAACATACAGAGATGTATTTAGTGTTGACATGGTAGCTGACAAATATTACTACTTAGGTGTAGAAATCAAATTTGTGCCAATTGCTGAAAACGTAATGCTAGTAGCCGTTCCAAGTTCAATCAAATGGTGTACTGATTTAATGGAAGATTTAAACATGGTTGTTATTGATAAATACCCACAACCACGTAAAGATTATTTTTACGATGTAGTATTTACAATCTTCGCTCACGTTACAAACCAACGTTTTAACACGTTATACGTAGGATAAATAAATTGAGGGGGTATTAATTTACTCCCTCTTATTTTTAACATTATAAAATTATAAAAAAATGTCTTGTCCATTAACACAAAATTACACACTAAAAGACTGTCTTAGCACTGCTGGGGTTGCATCGTGGTATATTACTCCATTTAGCAATATGCTAACAGCTGTATTAACTGCAAACGTCGTAACTGCTATCACTAAAACATTAGCTTTTAAAACCATTGCTCAAGAGATTGAACAAGGTACATGGTCTTATACAGGTGCTGGAACTTCAGCGGCTGGTACTAAGGCTTATGACTGGGAATGTTCAATCAAAATGAATGGTTTAAATACATTAGACCAACAAGAAGTTGAATTAATCTTATCTAACAAAGTAGTGCTTATTGCAGTAATGCAAAATGGTGACGCTTGGATGTTAGGTCGTGGATATGGTTCAAATGCAATTGATTCTAAATTTGAAGCTGGTACAGCAATGGGTGACTTTATTGGAACTACATTAACTGTTAAAGGTCGTTCAAGTGTTTCAGCTGTAAAAGTTGACCCGACTATCTTAGCTGGTTTATTAACTCCATAATAAATTAATTACATAAATATTAAAAGGTTATCTTAATTGGTAGCCTTTTTTTATTTTGTAAAAGTTTTAAAAAATGTTATATTATATTAGTGATATTAATAAATAAAAATACAAGTAATACAGTAATTTTAACGCTATCTGAAAAGACAACGTTAACCAATGCAAAGTATTTATTTGAGGTTATTAACGACATGAGCAATGATGTTAAATGTTTTATTGCAGCGGATATAAGTACGAATAAATTACGTTATAATGAATTTGTTTTTATTGAGAATGTAACCGAAGATTTATTAAATGGTACTTTTAGTTTATTACTTAGTGGTTTTTACAAATACAATGTTTATGAACAAACAAGCACAACTAATTTAAACCCATTGTTAGCATTAAATTTAATTGATAAAGGAAAATTAAACGTAGTATCACAATTAAGCGAATACCCAGTTTATACAGGCAACGAAAATAACACAATAGTATATGGCGGCTAAATTTCAATACATAGATAATAAGCACATGTTAACTTTTAAGGCTATGCCTAAGTTAGTGTTTGTAGAAGATAATAAAGGATTCATTAAATACGGCAAAGATAATTTATACCCACAGGAGTTAGTTCGGTTGTATAATGAACATCCTGAACATAGAGCAATTATTAACCGTAAAGCACGTTATATTTGGGGCAAAGGATTAAAGGCAGTAAATGAAGTTGACCAAATAAAAGTAGATACCTTTGTAGATAGTTTTAATCGTAAAGAAACTTTAAACCAAGCTGGTAAAAAAATAAGTCCTAATACGGAATTATTTAACGGTGTTTATGTAGAAGTAATTACCAACTTACAAGGTCAGCCGATTGAATTTTATTTTTTAAACTCTGCTAATTGTCGTATTTCAGAATGTGAAACTAAATTATACTTTTGTAAAAATTGGAATAAAAATACACAAAGCAAAGATATAAAGTGTATTGATAAATTTGAAAACAAGGGTGTCGCTGGTACATTCTTTATTGACTTTAAATATTATACAGCAAGTGCGAGTAAGTTAGAAAGCGTTTATCCAACTGCACAATATCAAAGTATAGTAAATGATATTAATACTGACATTGATATAAGTACGTTCAATAAGAATTATGTGGCGAATAATTTCTCTATTTCTAAAATTATAAACTTTTTTAACGGACAGCCAACGGATGACATGATTCATTCTATTGAGCGTATATTCAAAGGAACTTTTACAGGCGAAAACGGAGAAAGTTTAATGATTACTCATTCGGATAGAGACGACAAAGCACCTGAAGTAGTTGACGTATCGGTTCAAGACTTAGCAGAAAAATTTGCATTCACTTCAAAGCGTGCAATGAAAAAAATCTTTGCAGGTCACGAAATGGCTCCCGAATTATTCAACATTAAATTTGATGAATCTTTTTTAAGTGGAAGTCCTGACTTATTAATTTTACAGGAACTATTCGTTAAAGGATATATTGAGCCACGTCAAACTGATTTATTAGAGTTCTTATCTTATTTATCATTTTTAAAAACAGGCGAATATTTAGAAATGATGTTTGAGCCTATTAGTTTAATTGGTGCTGACTTATCAAATGATGTCGATTTAACACAAGACGAGCGTAGAAAATTAAAAGGATATGAGCCATTAAAAGCTGTACCATTAGATATTAACGGTCAACCAATACCAGTACAAGCAAGTGAGGTTAACGATGCTTTAGTCGGCTTAAGTGCTACCGAGCGTAATGATATTAATAGAATAGTACATCATTTTAAATCTAAGAAAAATGGTACAAGTGAGGCTTTAGCAATTGCTAGTTTAGGTGCTTATGGATTTAGTGTTTCGGATGCGAAAAAGTTTTTAGGTATTAATGAAGGTATTGATGCTAAAATGTCAAAACAAAAAGATAAATTTTTAGCACACTTAGAAAAAAACGGAATAGTAGAAGACCCTAGTACATATACAGTAATTAAAAGAGAACGTGTTAAGAGTTCAAATGAAGCATTAAAGTACGAACGTCAAATAATGAAGTTTGCCGATGCTTTAGTTATAACCGTACAAGAACTAGACAATGCTGTTTTAAATGCTTTAAAAGGCAATCCAACAATAACTATTGATGAAATTGCAAAGGTAACACAAACCGAAGTTTATAAGATTGAAGAGTCAATAGCTAGGTTAATTGATAAAGAATATTTAACAGATTCAATAAGTGGTTTTAAACCAACTGAAAAGGCAATCAATAAACCAACTG